CAAGGGCGGCTTTTGGGCCGTGATGCACCCGCAAGAGACGGTGATAGACCACGCCCAGGGCCAGAGCGCGGGGCAGATCGTCTACGCGCCGGTGATCAACATCGGCGACCACCAGGAACGCTCTGTAATTTACCGCAACGTGGACGCCATGCTGCGCAACGGCCAGGCGGAGCTGCTGGACCGGCTGACGCGCACGGGGAGGCTCAAGTCATGAGCATCATCAATTTCACGGAGAGCTTGTCGCGCCAAATAGCGCCAGGCGCCCTGTGGGGCCAGCGCCGCAATGATGCGAGTTTTGAGTCGGTGTTTGGCTCTCAGTCCATAGAAGTGTCTGCACCGCGCTGGGTGTGCGAGCTGGCTGTGGTGCCCCTGCGCGAGAGCGATGCGGGCACCTGGCAGGCGTTTTTGCTCAGCCTGAACGGTGGGGTGAACCAGCTCGCGCTGTGGAACATTCGCCGCCCTGCGCCGCTGGGCACCATGCGCGGCAGCATGGTGCTCAACGCTGCGGCCGCGCAGGGCGACAAGGTGCTGGACATCACCGCCGGCGTGGGCCAGGCGGGCAAAACGCTTTTGGCCGGAGACCTGTTGCAAGTGGGCAGTGGTGCCACGCAGCAGGTGGTGATGGTGGGAACCAACACCACAGCAGACGGCACGGGCCGGATTGTGATTGACTTCCAGCAGCCGCTGCGCAACGCCTTTGCCGGCGGCTCGGCCGTGGTGTGGGACAAGGCATGTGCGCTGTTTCGCCAGACCGCGGGGGACGGCCCCAAGTGGGCCTATGCCGATTTGATGGTGCGCGGTTTTGGCCTGAGCCTGCTGGAGGACTGGCGGCCATGAGCGTGCTATCTGGCCCGCAGCAGACCGAGCTGGAAAAACCGGTTACGCGCACGGCGTATTTTGTGGAGCTGCAATTTGTATCCGGCACCAGCAGGCTGTGCACGGCAGACCGAACGCTCACATGGGGCGGCCATGATTGGGCTGGTCTGGGCCAGATCATGAGCATGAGCTCGGTGGAGGAGTCTGAGGGCGCAGCGCCGAGGGCCATCACGCTCAAGCTATCAGTGGCGCAACTGGAATGGATGGCCATTGCCGTGGGCCCGGTGGAGGAATACCGGGGCCAGCCCATCAGGCTGTATATGTGCCCGATGAACGCGGCCTATGTGCTGATAGGCACGCCGGCGCTGGCCTGGCGGGGGCTGATGGATACGCTGGTGCTGGGCATCAGCGAGCAGGGCCAGGGTGGCCTGACGCTGCAGTGCGAGACATCTGCCTACGCCCTGAAACGCCGGCCGGCGCTGCGCGTGAATGCGGCGCAGCACAAGGCACGGTTCCCAGCGGATACGGGCTTTGACTACTTGAACGACTTGCTGGCCAACCCGCAGTTGTGGTTGTCCAAAAAGTTTCAGGCCCGATGAAGCGCCTGATTGTAACCGCCATTTTGCTGTTGCTGCCGCTGGCGGCGCGGGCTGATTTGTTTGAGTTTTTTGTGACGGTGGCTAGCGTTGCGGCGCTGGCTTTTGCCGGGGTGATCACGGGCGGCAGCGCGTTTTTGATCATTGCGATGGCGACTTATGGCCAGTACAAGCAGGAGGAGATGCGCCGGCAGAGCGATGCTGCACGCGACGCCGCACGCGACGCCTATAACGCTTCTCTTGAAGACCGCACCGTTACCCGTGTGACGACTGAGGCACCGTTTACGCGCATCTATGGCCGCGCGCGGGTGGGGTCGGCGGTGGTGGCTGTTCTCTCGAGCGGCGCTCGGGATGAGTACCAGCACCTGGTGTGCGTGCACGCGGCGCATGAGTGCGACGGGTTTGAGGAAACCTACATTGCCACCAATGCGCTGGGCGCGTTGGACGGCAACGGGTTTGCCATGAACAGCCCGGATTACAGCAAGGGCACGGCCACGATGTATTGGCAGGAATCATCAGTCAACCCGTTTACCCTGGACCATGCGCCAGATGCGGGGACCATCAGGGTGCATGAGTATTTTGCGCTGGCCGACCCACCGTGGATGAGTGCCTATGTGTTCCCTTACACGGTTGCCGGCAATGTTGTCACACTCACCGGCTACCCGGCTGGGCCGTTGCCTTTATTTGTGTCGGCACAATACCAGTCCACCGCCATCAGCTCTACCGTGCGGGTGAAAAAACACCTTGGCACGGCGGGCGAGGCAGCAGACGCTACGCTGATTGCCGAGTGCCCGACCAAGTGGACGGCGGCGAGCAAGCTGAGCAATTTTTGCTATACCTACCTGCGCATTGACCTGAACCAGCAAGAGTTTCAGGGTGGCGTGCCGGGCGTGGAGTCGCTATTGCGCGGTGCCAAGCTGTATGACCCGCGCACGGGCTTAACCGTCTGGAGCCAGAACCCCGCCCTGGTGCTGTACGACTACCTGACCAGCGAGTTTTGCAATGTGCCGGCGGCAGATATTCCCATTGGCGACGTGATCACCGCGGCCAATGTGTGCGATGAATCCACGCCCTATGGCCCGCGCTATACCTTCAACGGCACCATCACCAGCGCGCAAGACCCGGCGCAGGTGATAACGCAAATTGCGCAGAGCATGGCGGGGGGCATCAACTCCACCACCTGGAGCATGTGGGCCGGCAGCTACGTGGCACCCACGCTGACGCTGGAGCAGACAGACATTGTGGGCGCGCTGGCCATCACGCCCGGCATTTCAGATGCGGACATTTGCAATGGCGTGACGGGGCGCTTTATTGGCGCGGAGAACAGCTACACGCCCACCGATATTGCCCCCTACCAGAACGCCACATTTTTGGCGGCAGACGGGCGTGACCTGTTTGCCAACATGGAGTTTCCGTTTACGGACACCACGCAGGGCTGCTACAACCTGGCGCGCATTTTTGTGGAGGACCAGCGCAACTCATTCACCGTGAAGGGCGTGTTTGGCCTGAAGGCCTGGGACACGGCCATTGGCCAACGCGTGACGCTGAACGCCGATTTTTTTGGCATTGTGGCCAAGGTGTTCCGCATTGTCGGCAAGACCTATTCAAACAATGGGATGGTAGAGCTGCTGATGAAGGAAGACGCGGCCGAGATATGGGACCAGGCCGACGCCGTGGTGGTGGACGCAACGCCCAACAGCGACTTGCCCAACCCGTTTTTGATTGATGCGCCCGCCAGCCTGGCGCTCAGCAGTGGCACGGCGGCGCTGCTGAAGCAGGCCGACGGCACCATTGTGAGCCGCATTCAGGCGGTGTGGCCGGCATCTGCCAGCGTGTTTGCGCCGCAGGCCGAGCTGCAGCTGCGCCCGGTGCCAGATATCGCCTGGCAGAGCATGGCGCTGGTGGACGCCACGCTGGGCCTGGGCTACCTGAGCCCGGTGCGCGATGGGGTGACGTATGACGTGCGCATGCGGTTTGTGAACACCTATCTGAGCGTGCAGTCACCCTGGACTTACGCGGCGCCGGAAACGGTGGTGGGCAAGACGGCGGCGCCGGACGACATAACCAGTTTGTCGATCTCTGGCACAAAGCTGTATTGGCAGGGGCTTGATGCGGACACCAACGCCGACTTGGCGGGCTACATCTTTCGTTTTCACTACGGCAATAACCTGGACTGGGGCTCTGCCACGCCCATGCACATTGGCGTGGTGACGCAATCGCCGTGGGACATGGTGATTGTGCCGGGCGGGCCGGTCACCATCATGGGCAAGGCGCTGGACACGAGTGGCAATGAGTCTGTGAACGCGGCGCTGATTGTGACGGACCTGGGCGACGTGCCGGTGAGCAACATTGTGCTGACGACCGATTACAAGGCGCTGGGCTGGCCCGGCACGCTGGTGGGCTGTACGGTGGTAGGCGGGAATTTGCAGGCGGGTACCACAGATTCTTTTTACGGCGGGGACAGCCAGTCTTTCTATGGTGCAGATGCGGTTTCGTTTTATGACGTTGCCACGTTCATAGCCATGTCTTACGTGAGCACGGAATTGGCCATTTCCGGGCCACAGGTGGGCGCGCAGGCAGTGATCAACCAGACGACGGCCGGCACGGACTTGAAAATCTCATACCGCTTGGCGGGCCCGGGATCTGCCTATGGGCCCGATTCGTACCCCGCCTATGGGCCGGACGACGAGCCGTTTTTTGATGGGCCGGGCCCGTGGATTGCCTGGCCAGGCGCCATTGCGCTGCAGACCGAGGTTTACCAGTTCATGGTGGAGATTGGGGCTGGCACGGCGCAGGGCGTAGTGAGCCAGTTCCAGGTGGTGGTGGATGTGCCGGACCTGGAAGAGACGGTGCAAGACATGGCCATTGGTGCCGCCGGCACGGCAGTGCCGTACACGAAGCCGTTCACCCACATCAAGACAGTGATTGCCACCTTGCAAGCTAATGCCAGCGGTGCTGAGACGCTGGAGAGCGACAAGACGGTGAACCTGGCACCAAAGCTGAAAGCCTACAACTCAGCGCACACAGCAGTGGCTGGCGCGACAGCAGACGTTACTTTAAGAGGATATTGACATGGCCGCACCACCCGCACGAACTGAACTGGCAGACACGTACCCGCTGCCATCGAACGATACCTACCGCACAGGCATTGGGAGGTTCTACGACTATGTAGTCGCGCTGCTGGGTGCTACCGGCACGGTGGCCGATGCGCGCGCGGCGCTGGCCGTTGCCAGCATCGGTGAGTTGCAGGCGCAGACTTTCAAATCATTCACTACGGCGGGTACCAGCACCGCTTACACGGTGACAACGGTGCCAGCCATTGCGGCGCTAGCGGACAAGCAGGAATATGACCTGATATTTCACACTGCACCTGGCGCCACGCCAACACTGGCGCGCGACGGGCTGACAGCCAAGGCGCTTAAATACTGGGATGTGGCGGGGGCCAAGCAGCCAATCACACCCACACAGGTGCCCAGTGGCTGGCGCTCGCCCGTGGTGTATGACGGCACGGACCACGTGGTGCGGGATGTGGCTGGGCCGCAGAGCGTGGCCTATGCTTTTTCTGCATCCAGGTCGACCAACCAGACCAGCGGTTCTACCCTTATTTTTGACTCTGTTGCGCGGCAGGCTGGTGGTACTAATTACCAGCCGGCAACGGGCATCTTTACAGCGCCGGTTGCCGGCTGGTATCAACTCAGCGCATCAATCAGGGTATTCAATAACTCTGGCAGTTCGCAGGGGGTAGGCATATCCATCATTGCCGCTGGGTCCCAGGTGGCATCGTCATCCGACAACAGCCCGGCGTTGCTGAGCGGGGGCAACGAAGCAGGGCGATCTGCATCCGCGACTGTCTATCTGACTGCTGGCCAGACTTGCACGGTTGTGTCTTACGTCTCTTTTACAGCTAACTACTACATGGAAGCTGGCAGCGGGTCATCGTTTTCTGGCATTTACATGGGATCTTGATCATGAGCGCACCACCCCTAAGAACCGCACTGTCAGACGCCTATCCCAATCCCACCAATGCCGTGATGCGCACGGGGCTGGGTGCATTCTGGGACTATGTAACCACGCTGCTGGGCGCCACTGGCAACGCGGCAGATGCCCGCACGGCGCTGGGGCTGGGCACGACGAGTGTGCCTGATTTTTCTGGCCTGAATGGCGGGCCGTTGCCTGGTGAACGGCAAAAGCTCATTGGTGGAAATTTCACTGATAACCCATGGCAGCGCGGCACGAGCGTCACGTTCTCGACGAGTGGAATTTATGTCGCGGATATGTGGCGAGTGGATTTTGATGGCAGCGCCAACATTACGGTGGACAGGGTGGCGCTGGCGTCGCCGCAAGTCATCAATGGTGTTTGGTGTCGATATGGGCTGCGCTTTACGGTCAATTCAAAATCAGGGAATAGCTTTATCCGACTGAGCCAGCGCATCGAGGGAGTGGATACACTAACTACGCTGCCAAGCACTTTGCAAACTGTCATTCAGGGCTCTGGCTCATTCTCGGTCCCCGTCGCAGCGCGGCAAAATTTTGGTACCACGGGATCGCCGTCGTCGGACGTAGTTACCTCATTCAGCAGCGCGCTAGCGGTAACGACGAGTCAGCAGCAATTGGCCAGAGGGCTGACTGTGCCATCCATTTCCGGCAAGACCCTGGGGACGACAGTCAACAATTACCTTGGCATTGAGTATGACCTGATGGCCGTGCCTGCCGCAGGCAATGTGGTGATAGCGTTGGCGGGCTTGGAGCCCGGGACCATCATGTCGTCGTACTACGTAAAACGCGGCGCATTAGAGACTGCGATGTGCCAACGGCACTATTGGAGGCGCTCGAATCTGAATGCGGTGTATGCAGGCGCAGGCTACACGCAGCCAGGTAATGTTGCCAGCTATGGCTTGCTGTTTCCGGTGCCTATGAGGGCCATTCCGGCGCTGTCTCAATCGGCGTTAGCTGACTTGGCTGTTTTTGATTCTGTCGCTGGCGCATCGATCGGTTCGCCGTCATCTTCAGCGGGTGACAACATCGACCAGTATGGTGGCGCAAGGGCATTCAATATCACCTGTACTGCGGGGCGCCCGGTTGGATTTATTGGGAACTCGACAGCATGGGTTGACGGTGCTGCAACGCTGTGATGGCCGAGCCCGCGAGGACCATGATTTGATGAATGTAAATAACAATAGGGGCAAGAGCAATGGCTGAACCATCCTCGTCGGCGTTGGGAATAACGGTGCTGATTACCAGCCTACTGGGGCCTGTCGTTGGGCCTGGCACGGCTGCTTTGCTGGGGCCAATCATCGGCCCGGCAACACTATTGGCCTTCGGGGCAACCGCAGGGAGCATGCTGTCTATGAGCCGCATGCCAACGCTGGGCGAAGGCTGGCGAAAAACACTCAACGGCGCTTGGTTTGTGCTGGTGGGTGTGCTTTTCGCCTTGGCCATTGGCGGCAGCATGGCATATGCGCTGGAACGCTGGGCACAGGTGCCCGTAAGCGTTGCGCTCATGCCTATTGGCGCCATCATCGGCGCAGGCCGCGTTGCGGTGCTGACGCTGATCGATCGATTGCTTTCGGGGCTGGGCGATTTGCTGGCCCTGATTTTTGCGCGCGGGGGGAAATAATGATCGACGACTTTCTACTACTGCTGCAATTCGTGCTGGCAGCTACGCTGGCGTGGAGCAGCTTTTGCAGAATGGTGCGGATGGACAACCGCACCCGTGAAGACGTGCGCCTGGCCATCTGGGCGCAGGGCCTGGCCGCGGCTTTTGTGGCGGGCGGCCCGTTCATGCCACTGGTATGGGACTGGCCAACCTGGGAGCCTGGGCATACGCCAGTGGCGATATGGCTGGGCCTGCTGGCGGCCTGCACGGCGGTGCAGGTAGTGACCAGCCGGCTGTGGCGCGGCGGGGTGCCGGCGGATTACACGCGCAAATCATGATGCGACTAACCGAGCACTTTACCCTGGCTGAGCTCACAGTCAGCGCCAAGGCCGAGGAGCTGGGCATTGACAACACCGCGCCGCCTGAAATAGTGCCGCGGCTGGTGCTGGTGGCGCAGATGCTGGAGCGCATTCGCGCTGTGCTGAAGGTGCCGGTCATTGTGAGCAGCGGGTACCGATGCGCGGCGTTGAATGAGGCTGTGGGCGGTGTGCCGGGTTCAGACCACCCGCAGGGCCACGCGGCCGACTTTGTGGCGCCTGCGTTTGGCAGCGCCACCGAGGTGGCCAGGCTGTTGGCGCCGCTGACCAGCGTGCTGGATATTGGCCAGATCATTCTGGAGGGCGTGGCTGGCAAGCAATGGGTGCATGTGTCTACCCACGTGCCAGAGAAAGCCATCAACCGGGTGATCACGATTACAGACGCTGGCGTGGTGCCGGGGATTGTGGGGCTGGCGTGAGCTGGCTTAACCCGGGCCGGTGGTTGCTATACATCGTGTTTGTTGCTGCGCTGGTAGCGGGGTACAACACATGGCGCGCGGAGCAGCGCCATGTGGGCTATGCGCAGGCGGTGGCCGAGTTCAAGGCCCAGGCCGATCGAGCGGACGCCAAGCGCGAGGTAGTCACGCAGTACGTAGACCGCGAGGTAGTCAAGACCGTGCGGCAGATCCAGCTTGTAACCCAAACCATCACGAAGGAGGTGCCTGTTTATGTACCGTCTGACTCTTGCACTTTGCCTGGCGGCTACCGGGTGCTGCACGACGCCGCTGCCCGCGGCGAAGTTCCCCAGCCCACCGCCGGCGCTGATGCAGCCCCCGTTGCCGCTCAAGACGCTGCCAGCACCACCGTCGACAACTACGGTGCCTGCCGAAAAAACGCCGCCAGCCTGACGGCGCTGCAGCTATGGATAAACCAGCAGCAGAGCCTGAACTGATGGCCAGGCTCAAGGCCTACCAGGCGCGCCTGCGGGCCGCCGGTAGGCTGATCGAGGCCCGCGCCGTGGCCCAGTGCATGGCGCTGGCCCGGCGCCACGGAACGACACACTGATATTGCAGTCGCCTGTCCCCGCGTTACCAAAGGGCGCGGTTCACCCCCATCGCATGCGCGGTGGGGGTTTTTTCATTTGTTTTGAGGCTTTGGCGCTACGTTCAAGTTCCCCGCCGACACCTTGTACAGCTCGTCGTCGTTCTCGGGCAAGTTGCGCATTTCGCGCGTGTACTCGATCGGCATGGCCCCGGGAAAGCGCTCGGCCGCTGTCTCGATCGTCATGCGGTAGGTGGTGCGCTGGAGCTTCTTGGCGCCAGGCTGGGGATATTGGAAAATGTAGAACGCGGTCGGAATCATGGGCGAATTATCACGCGACTCCGTGGCTATATGGTGGCCGAAAGCCAATAGATACGCGGGCAAAAAAGGCGTGTTTTAAAGCCACGGGTTCAACCGCAGGCCGCCCGCAGCCTCAGTTGTGTGCGGGGGTTGTGATTCCTGTTGTCGTGGGTTCGAGCCCCATCAGCCACCCCAATGTTTATGCGGGTCTCAGGTCTTTGACCTGTTGATCTTCACAGTGGAATATAGCCACCGTGGAAATACTCAGCGACTAAACTCGCTCCTTCTCGCCTCTTTTTCCAACCGGCCCCAGTTCCACCACTCCGGCATTAGGTAGGCGAATAAGCCGTAGTGCCGCACCAATTCGGCTCGGTGCTCTTCGGCAACACGTGCCAGATCAAGCTCTATATCCTTAGCAACGGCCGCGAGCCCTGCCATTACGCGCGCCATGCCTTCGGCAGAAGTGCCCAGACTCGCCAGGCCCTGAGCGAGCTGCTTTGTGGATCGCGAAAACTCTTCATTAATTTCGTCTATTGTCAAAACGACTTCCTCCCCGCTTCCTTGTCCCGGTCGTAGACCCGCGCCGTTGTGTGCTCAAGACCGCCAGTATTGGTCCTGGCGTCATAAACAACGGTCTCAAATTGTCCAAGCTTCTCGGGGAAAATATCCCAAGGCGTAACCTTATAGCTCCCAAGGACTTGAGAGAAGACGCAGTTGCAATTCAGCTTCCTGGCCACCTCTCGCATTGCGTGCCAGCTGGCGACCTGACGGCTTACTGTCGCTGAGCTAGGCCTCCCGTCCGCGTGACGCACGAGTGGCGTTAAAAGAGTGAGTAATTCCTGTTCGGTCATTGTGATGTGCTGATTCAAAACGACTTCCTCCCCACTTCCTTGTTCCGGTCGTAGACGCGCGCCGTGGTTTCTTTGTTGGCGTGCAGATCCGGCAGCTCGCCGTGGGCGCGCTTGTGTTTGCTGGCATAGAAGGCGCGCAGGTCGTGGAATGTGAATCGGTCCTCGGGGGTGAGGACTTTCTTCTCGATGGCCTTGAGCACGCAGCGCTG